GACATATGGTTGTATTTCTTTATATATCCATCTATCACTCATCCAAACAATATTTGAATTTCTTTTCTTTTTTAAATCTTTTATTTGTTTTTTATTTAGTTTTTTACTATCACCAAAACCACCAGTAACAGCCATTTGATCAGAAATAGATTTTCCGTATTTAACTATTTCATCACAAATTCTAGCAGGGACTGCTGATTGAAAATACCAATAATAATTTGTTAGGTTCATCTTTCTATATCTTTCTTATATTGATTATTAAGAAATTGTCAACGTTCCAGAAACAGTAAATTGAGCTACTTTACATCCACCTGCTGGACTTGGTAATGTTGATACACTGTTAGTTCCTGGTGCTGCTGACATAGAAGTACATGCAGGCATTCTAACAATAACAATACCTGATCCACCTGCTTGTCCAGTACCACAAAAATAAGTTCCACCTCCACCACCGCCACCTCTATTGGTAGTACCTGCTGCTGCAGCACAACCACCTCTTGCTGGTGAACTCTGACCTCTACCACCAGTGCCACATGGAGAAGCTGCTCCTCCAGTTCCACCTGCTCCAGGTGATCCACCAGAACCACCTCCTGCTCCTCCGCCTCCTGCAAAAGCCACACATGATCCTGAAATAGCTATAGTTTTTCCTGCACCACCTCTACCACCTGTACCATTAGGTTGTGAATTTTGTCCAACTTCTGAAGCACCACCTCCACCAGCTCCTGTATGAAATGGTGGTCCTGAATCTCCTTCTCCTCCATTAAATCCTTCTACTGCAATAAAACCTCCTGCGTTACCTGCACCTGGATCATTATTTGCAGATCCTGGTGATCCACCTCCACCACCACCTGATCCTCCAGGTTGTCCACCTCTATCTAAAGTTCCTCTTGTTCCACCACCTCCACCACCAGAGGCTGTTATAATACTAAATACTGAATTTGATCCTGCTCCAGGAGCAGAGTCTCCTGCCGCTCCACCTGCTCCAACTGTTATTGAAAAACAACCTGGTGAAATAGATAATTGTTGTGCTCTTAAAACATTGGTAGGACTTGGATAAGAAGATCTAAATCCTCCTGCTCCACCACCGCCAGCACCAGCTCTAAATGCTCCTGCTGCACCACCAGCAACTACTAAGAAGTGTGCCAGTTTAGAATCAGCTGAATCTAATACGCTTAATGTTGAAGATGCTTTAAATTGTGCAACTTGACATGCACCACAATTAATAATTGCAGTTTCATTTGAAGAAGATCCTTGAGTAAGTACAACACTACCTGTTGAAGTAGATGTTCTTGCGATAACTATACCTGAACCACCAGCTCCGCCAGCACCGCAACTTGGTTTTGGAGGAGCATTACTTCCACCTCCACCGCCACCACCAGTATTAGCTGTACCAGCACCGCCTGTTTTATTAGGACCTGATCCTGGACCACCACCTCCTGGAGCACTTGGTGTATTTGATCCTGCAGATGATGAAGAACCTCCACCACCACCACCAGAAACTGTTGTAGCACTTCCTGTAATATTATTTGGAACACCATTACCACCTGCTCCAGCAACTCCAGCACTACCTGTTCCAGCAGCTCCACCACCTCCACCACCATTAGCTCCACCATTATTTCCTTGAGGCGGACTAACAGGAGGAGTGTTTCCAGATCCTGCTGATCCACAATCACCACCTCCACCACCACCAGAACCTCCAGCTTGTCCAGTGTTAGCGGGTCTTGAACCACCACCTCCACCACCAGCTGATGTTATTGCTCCTAAAATTGAATCACTACCAGTTACTCCTGCTGATGGACCACTAGTTGATCCTGCTCCACCAGCTCCAACTGTAACTGAAAAACTTCCTATACTTAAACCTGTTGCTGTTCCTTGTAATGGACTAGGTCCATAACCCGATGCACGATATCCACCAGCTCCACCTCCACCACCAATGTCGTTACCGCCACCACCACCGCCAGCTACTACCATATAATCTATTGTTGCTTCTCTTTTAACCCATGTTCCTTCAGACGTGGCACTAAATTGACTTTGCATTGACCACACACCACTTGCTTTGTTTAATTCTTTTACAACTACTATTCCTGAACCACCTGCACCTCCTGCGTTTGCTCCAGGTGCTCCAGTTCCTCCTCCACCACCGCCAGTGTTTCCTGTTCCTGCAACTCCATTACCAGAACTAGAACATCTTGCTGCTCCACCACCACCTGGACCACCTGTTCCTTGAGTTCCACTTCTTACTGCTCCACCGCCACCACCTGCAAATACTGAACATGTAGGTCCAATGTTTCCTATGTGAGGACTAAAATCTGTTCCAGGTCCACCTGGACCACCTGTATTAGTTGGAGGGCTTCCTGCTGTACCTGCACCACCTGCACCACCACCTCCACCACCTGATAAAGCGGGAGGAGGTGCATCATTTCCTCTTCCACCTGGATTACCTTGTCCACAAACTCCTGTTCCAAAATTATCACCAGGACTACCAGGATTAGCAGAAGATCCACCACCACCTGATCCACCATTAGCCCCTGTAGTTGTTCCTGGAGGTCCACCACCTCCACCTCCACCACCACAAACTGTGGTAGGGTTAGATGGAAAACCTGCAACGGAGTTACTTCCTGACGTACCTTGTCCACCTGCAGAAGCGCCAGGACCACCTCCTCCAATTGTCATTGGGTAAGCTGTTGCTCCACAAACTGAAATACATGTAACTACTTTAGCTCCACCTGCTCCACCTCCACCTGAAACGTGATCAGGTGATGAAGGTGCACCACCGCCACCACCTCCTCCTGCTACAACAACTGTGGTTACAAGTCGTGTGCCAGGTTGTGTGGTTATGTTACCAGATGATGTTTTAGATGTAACAGTGCATTTTCCAAACGAGGCATTATTTGTTACTCCAATTACTCCACCGTTTGATGAGCCAGACTTATTTCTTGGCATTTAAGTGTCCTCCTATGCGGACACCCAAGCTGTGCCGTTCCAATCGTAAATAGTTTTGGTTTCCGCTTCGTCGTTTGATTTTGTTGCTTCCCAACCTCTTGTGTTGTCAGCGTTATATTTATCTTCGTTCCATTTAATAAAATACCACCAAACAATTGGATCTTGTCCATCATCTAAAATTGTTGGATAAGCTATAGGTGCTTGCCAATCGTCATTAGAATCTAGTGACCATGATGCATAAGGTTGTGCATTTATAAATTTATCTTTTGCAGAGTCATAAGTCATACCTATGCCTGCGTATTGTTTTCTGAAATTGTGATTATAAGAAGTTTGTTTCCAAGTTCCACCTTTAAAAAAATTAACACACCATGTTTCTCCATCAACATGCATGTCATTCTCTCCAAGTGGTCCTGCTGCAGTAGTAATGTCATTACCTACCACAACTACTCTTTCTACAACTTGATGTGTATCTGTAGTAAAACCTGTTGGATCTACTTTTGTTTTTAATTCTGCAAAATGTGCCATATTTTTACTCCTTAAAATAATATTTATAAGACATCAATTTTAAAATGTCTATAAATTAATTTGTCCATTTACTTTGTTTGACAAAATCAAAAACCTCATTCATACTCCATACACCAGGAGCATTTTTAGCTTCAGGTTCTTTAATAACAATAATACCAGATCCACCAGATGCAGCGTTTTTATTGCCACCTCCTGGGTGATGGGCTGAACCACCTGCACCACCGCCTGTATTAGTAGTGCCATTTGAAGCTGCCGTACATATAGGAGTAGGTCGGCCTGCCCCATTACCGCCACCTCCAGGTCCACCTAATCCACCTTCATTAGCTACACCACCTACACCGCCACCACCTCCGCCAGCGTAAGCAGGAGAAAGACCTGGTATACCAGATGCTGCACCGTTACCTCCAGAGGCACCATTACCACTATTAGCAAAACCACCATTACTACCAGCGCCACCGCCACCACCTTGGCCACCTTGATTTCTTTGAGCACCTCCGCCATCATTTCCTTGAGGAGGACTTACGGGTGGAGTATTTCCTGAACCTCCACTATTATTTCCTGGAGCTTCAAAACCTTCTGCTCCAGCTGCACCACCTGAACCACCATTGCTACCATCATCCCAATTACCACCTCCACCACCAGTTGAAGTTATTGGATTAGATGGAAAACCAGCTACTGAATTTCCTCCGTTACCACCAGTGGATTGAGGATTAGGGTTAGCTGCTCCACCAGCTCCTATTGTCATTGGATAACCTGTGGCACCACATACTGAAATACAACTAATACATCTAAGGCCACCACCGCCACCACCACCGCTACCGTTGTAAGAAGTCCCACCTCCACCAGCTACTACAAAAGCTTGAACACTAGTTGTTGCAGGTTGTGTTGTGAAAGTTCCAGTTGATGTAACTTGTGTGACTTTTTCTGCTTGAATTACAGGATCGTTAACTGGTCCAATTACTCCGCCGTTTTCAGACATAATTTAAACCTCCTACGCGTCGTCTATAACTTCATATGAAACAAAAAGAGTTAAGTCCGAAGCAACACTTGCTCCACCCTCTAATTTATCACCTTCTTCCAGATAAATAGGTGTATCTAACAAAACTAAAACTGCATCAGCTGGAACTGAAACAGTGCTAGCTATTTTAAAAGTGGCTCCAGATACAGATGATCCTGTTGCTGCTGAAGTTCTTGTTGCTTTATCAACCGCTACAGTCACGTCAGCTGCATTTGTTCCGTCAATGTTTGCGACTGAAATTCTATTAATTTTTACTAATTTATTTGACGCTACGTTTATTAATTCTGTGGTAAGAGTTGTTCCCAATTCAAAACCTTGAGACTCTCCTATAATTGATGATACCGATACTATATTTGGTGCTGCCATAATTTACTCCTTTTATCCGAATACTATCGCCATTGCAATAGCTTTTCCTGTTGTAGCAAGACCGACTCCGTTGGCTTGTACTTCACCAGTCCCTTTTGGTACTAAATTTATACTTATATTTGAATCATCACCTGTCGCAGAAATGCTAGGATTATTGCCAGTTGCGGCGTTGGTAATATCAAATTGGTTTACTGCAGATGCTGTTGTTTGAAATATAATTTGTTCATTTCCATTTTCATCATTAATTCCATGTGCATCATCAAAAGCTATATTAAAATCGTTTGTATCTAAATCGCCACCTAATTGTGGAGATGTATCTTCAACTATGTTTGAGATACCTAAAGCTATTGTATCAATATCAGGGTTAGTACCATCATTTGCAGTTGCAAATACAATAGCATCACCTTTATCTGTAGCTGAAAAAGTAAACGAGTCTCCTGAACCAGAGGCATACTTAAACTGAACTGTATATGCACCTGATGTTGAGTTTCTTAAAAAATAAAAAGTTT